CCGGGCCGGCAAGACCGAGCTCGGGCTGCGCGAGCTGGTGGACAAGGCCTTGCGCTTCGAGCGCGAGCTCGGGCTGTTCTTCTACATCGCCCCGCTGCTCAAGCAGGCCAAGGCCATCGCCTGGCTGCGCCTGAAGCAGATCACGCTGCCGCTGCAGCTCGCCGGCCTGGCCGAGGTCAACGAGTCCGAGCTCTGGGTGCGGCTCACCGCCAACGGCGCCACGATCCGGGTCTACGGGGCCGACAGCCCTGACCGCATGCGCGGCGTGCGCCTGGACGGCGTGGTGCTCGACGAGGTGGCGCAGATGTCGCCCGAGGTCTGGGACGACATCCTGCAGCCGGCGCTGTCCGACCGCCTGGGGTGGAGCTTGTTCATCGGCACGCCGAAGGGCGTGAACTTGTTCAGCCAGCTCTTCTACGCCGCGCGCGACAAGCCCGACTGGCACGCCGCGCTCTACACCGTGCACGACACCGACTCGATCCCGGCCAGCGAGGTGCAGCGCCTGCAGTCCGAGATGAGCGAGATGTCCTGGCGGCGTGAGTATTTGTGCGACTTCAGCGCCGCGGGCGATGAGCAGCTCATCAGCCTGGCCGATGTGGAGGAGGCCAGCCGCCGCCACGTCAGGCGCGACCAGTACGACTTCGCGCCGGTGATCCTGGGCGTGGACCCGGCGCGGTTCGGCGACGACCGCAGCGTCATCGCCATCCGGCAGGGCCTGGTGTGCCGGCCGTTTAGGGTCTACACCAAGGTCGACAACATGGCACTCGCCGCCTACGTGGCCCAGGCCATCGAGGACGTGCAGGCCGATGCGGTGTTTGTCGATGCCGGCAACGGCGCCGGGGTCATCGACAAGCTGCGCCAGCTTGGCCACGAGGTGGTGGAGGTGCACTTCGGCGGCCGCCCGGGCAAGCCGCGCTACGTCAACAAAAGGGCCGAGATGTGGTACGAGCTGCGCGACTGGCTCATGGCCGGCGGCTGCATTCCCAACGACGTGGCGCTCAAGCAGGACCTGGCCGCACCGACCTACAAGTTCGACTCGCAGGACCGCGTCGCGCTCGAGTCCAAGGACGAGCTCAAGGCCCGAGGCCTGCCGTCTCCGGACCTGGGCGATGCGCTGGCGCTCACCTTCGCCTTTCCCGTGGTCAAGGAACGCGACCTGCGCCGCCAGGCGGCCGTCATGGCCGGGCATCGGGCCAACCAGTTCGACCGCGCCGTCGACGTCACCGGCTACGACCCGCTGGCCGCGATGTGAGCGGCGTGTCCGTCTGATCTGCGGACTTCCGCAGAATGCCGCCGCATGTGTGCCGTCGGCTCGAGCCAGGAGACCTCCATCGCGGCCGCGACGCCGGCCGGCATCGGCGGGTCGATGCGCGACGCGGGCGGTGGCATGGCCTCCGGCGCCCGCCGCGTGGCCGGTGGCCGGGGTCGGGGCACGCTGCTCACCGGCACCGGGGGCTCGGCCCCTGGCGGATCGCTGCTCACCGGCGGCACCGGCTCGCCGATCAAGGCCCCCCGCATCACGATGGAGCGCTGAGTAAAGGCGTGTCCGTCAACGCATGTCCTGTCCTAACAATCGGGGCATGCCAAAGATCCTTGACCTCACTGGACACAGGTACGGTCATCTGACGGTCGTGATTCGCGATGGAACCTGCAAAGGTCAACGAGCCTGGCGGTGTCGATGCGAATGCGGTGGTGAGATAACTGTGCCAGCTTCATACCTGCGCACGGGTGACACCCGATCGTGTGGCTGCTTGTTGCGGAACCATCAGCGAAACGGTTCTGTGACGCATGGCCACAACCGCAACAACAAACCGAGCTCAACGTACAACTCATGGCGCGCCATGAAAGAACGGTGTCGCTTACCTGGGCATCCTCAATACAGAGACTACGGCGGTCGCGGCGTGTCCGTATGTGAAAGGTGGGCCAGTAAATTCGAAGCGTTTCTTGAGGACATGGGCGAAAGGCCTCCGGGCAAGACGCTGGATCGCATAGACCCCTTGGGGAATTACGAGCCTTCCAACTGTCGCTGGGCAACGCGCCTCGAGCAGGCGCAAAACAAGCGGCGCAAGGAGAACGAAAATTTGCATGTCATCGCCTAAGATTCCCCCGCCGCCCCCGCCTCCGCAGGAGGTCAAGCAGCCCGACTCCATGGCCATGCGCCGGCGCCAGCGCCAGGCCGCGGGCATGGGCGGCGGCACCATGCTGACCGGCCCCTCGGGCGTGGCCTCGGGCTCGCTCAACACCGGCGGCGCCTCGCTGCTGGGCGGCTGACTCCATGCTGTACGGCGCCGGGCCCGACTCGGGCGAGAGCCCGCAGGGCAAGGGCTACGACATCAACCGCAAGCTCGCGCGGCTGTCGGCGCTGAAGAGTGAGCGCAGCACCTGGGACACCCACTGGAAGGACATTGCCCAGTACCAGTTCCCGCGCGCCGGCCGGTTCATCAGCTCCGAGACCAACCAGGGCAGCAAGAAGAACCAGCTCATCTACGACAACACCGCGATCTTCGCGGTGCGCACCCTGGCCGCGGGGATGATGTCGGGCGTCACCTCGCCCGCGCGGCCCTGGTTCCGGCTGGGGTTGCCCGACAAGGAGCTGATGGAGTTCGGGCCGGTGAAGCAGTGGCTGCACGATGCGGCCGAGCTCATGCGCGCTGTGTTCGCAGCCAGCAACACCTACAACTCGCTGCACGCCTGCTACGAGGAGCTCGGGGCGTTTGGCACCTGGGCCGACGTGGTGCTGCCGGATTTCGACAACGTCATCCACCACTACCCGCTGACGGTCGGCGAGTACTACCTCGGCCACAACCACAAGGGCCAGGTCGACACGCTGGCGCGCGAATTCAAGATGACGGTGGCGCAACTCGTCGAGCAGTTCGGCAAGGACGCCTGCAGCCCGACCGTGCGCAACCTCTGGGACAAGGGCGCCTACGACCAGTGGATCGACGTGGTGCACATGATCCAGCCGCGGCGCGACCGGGAGTACGGCAAGCGCGATGCCAAGAACATGGCGTTCGAGTCCTGCTACTTCGAGCCCGGGCGCGAGGCGCAGAACCAGTACCTGAGCGAGTCAGGGTTCCGGCGCTTTCCGGCGCTGTGCCCGCGCTGGACCGTCACCGGCAATGACATCTACGGCCGCTCGCCGGGGATGGAGGCGCTGGGCGACACCAAGCAACTGCAGTACGAGCAGCAGCGCAAGGCCCAGGCGATCGAGTACCAGGTCAACCCGCCGCTGCAGGTGCCCACCGCCTACAAGGCCAGCGCCCAGAGCCGGCTGCCGGGCGGGGTGATGTACGTCGATGCGATGTCGCCGGGCGGCGGCGTGCGCTCGGCGTTCGAGGTCAACCTGCGCCTGGACTTCATGCTCGACTCGATCCGCGACACGCGCGATCGCATCCGCCAGGCCTACTACGCCGACCTGTTCCTGATGCTGGCGCAGCAGCCGGCCAACGGCCGCATGACCGCCACCGAGGTGGCCGAGCGCCACGAGGAGAAACTCCTCATGCTGGGCCCGGTGCTCGAGCGGCTGCACAACGAGTTGCTCTCGCCGCTGGTGGACCTGACCTTCGACCGCTGCCTCGAGGCCGGCATCCTGCCGCCCGCGCCCGCGGAGATCGCCGGCACCGAGCTCGACATCGAGTTCATCAGCGTGCTGGCCCAGGCGCAGCGCGCGGTCGCGGTCAACGGCATGGAGCGGCTGCTCACCACCGCGGTGAGCCTGGCGCCGGTCAAGCCCGAGATCCTCGACAAGATCAACTTCGACCAGGTGATCGACGACATGGGCAACGCCTTCGGCGTCAACCCGGCGATCGTGGTGCCCGACGGCCAGGTGGCCGAGATGCGCGCCGCCCGGGCTCAGGCGATGCAGGCGCAGCAGTCGGCCGCCACCGCCCCGCAGGTGGTGGAGAGCGCCAAGACCGCCAGCGAAATCAACACCGACCAACTGCGCGACGTGATGGGCATGCTGCAGGGCTACTCGAGCCCGAGCCCGGCGATGGTCGAGTGAGCGTGTCCGTCTGAGCGCGGCGCGTGTCTACGATGCGCCCGTCAATCATGCGAGATCCGATGGACCTGCGAGGCCAGGAACGCGAGGCTGAAGTCGAAGAGACGGTGGCCCGCGAGAAACGTCGCAAGGAGCTCGAGGACCTCAAGTGGCTGATGGCCCACCCCCAAGGACGGCGCATCGTGAGTCGTCTGCTGGAGGAGGCCGGTGTCAACCGCACCACCTTCAACCATAGCGGCAGCGTTATGGCCTTCGGAGAAGGAAAGCGGCACGTCGGCTTGTTCCTCACGGCAGAAGTGCTCGAGGCCTCGCCCGAGGGGTACTTCAAGCTCCTCAAAGAGTACCAGGGCAAAGATGGATGACTCGACCACGGTGACCAGCACACCTGCCAACGACGCTGGGGAACCGAAACCAAGTGATGGACAAGCCGCTGCACCAGCGGCGGACAGCGCGAGCACGACGCCCGCGGCGGACCCCAAGGCCCCCGAGGCCACGGTCCCCGAGGACTATGCGCTCACGATGCCCGACGGGGTGGAACTCGACAGCCTCGCCGCTGACGAGTTCAAGGCGATCGCCAAGGAGCTCAAGCTCGACCAGGCGAGTGCGCAGAAGGTCGCGGACATTGGCGCCAAGATGGCCCAGCGTCAGGTCGAAGCGCACACCAAGCTGGTGGAGACCTGGGTGGAGCAGGTCAAGGCCGACAAAGAAGTCGGCGGCGACAAGCTCACCGAGAACCTGGCGGTGGCCAAGAAGGCGCTCGACACCTTCGGCACGCCCGAGCTGCGGGATGTGCTGAACAGCACCGGGCTGGGCAACCACCCCGAGGTGATCCGCGCGTTCTACAAGGCGGGCAAGGCCATCAGCGAAGACCGGTTCGTGCCCGGCAGCCCCAAGGGCGCCGAGACCGACCCGGCCCGAAAACTGTTCCCCAACATGACCTGAAAGGCACACCACCATGGCTACCCTTGCAAGCAACAACCCGACGTTGATCGACGTCTCCAAGCGTCTGGACCCGGACGGCAAGATCGACACCATCGTCGAGCTGCTCAACCAGTCCAACGAAGTCCTGTCCGACATGTCCTGGGTCGAGGGCAACCTGCCCACCGGCCACAAGTCGACCGTGCGCACCGGCCTGCCCACCCCGACGTGGCGCAAGCTCTACGGCGGCGTGCAGCCGGGCAAGAGCACCACCGCGCAGATCACCGACTCGTGCGGCATGCTCGAGGCCTATGCCGAGGTCGACAAGGCCCTGGCCGACCTGAACGGCAACACCGCCGCGTTCCGCCTGTCGGAAGACGCTGCGCACATCGAGTCGATCTCCCAGGAGCACGCCTCGACGCTGTTCTACGGCAACGAGGGCACCGAGCC